ATTATATACTCTCTCTCTCTCTCTCTCTCTCTTAAGAAGAGAGATGTAGGATATTAGGCGCAAGAGAATTTTAAGGGCGAAACGCGCAAGGATCAAGGGGTTAGCGCGTATAAGTCGGCCTAGACAGTGGCGCGACAGTAGAGGAAACGGACTTAGACGGTAAACCGCGTCTACATAGATTGGTTTACAATCGAACACGGATTAGTACCTTATCGCCGGTCGCGTGTTCGCCAGCCCGCTTTCACCCGTATGGGCTCGCCCGCGTCTAAGTACATACTTAGGCGCACACGCGAACCGTGACGCATATCACTGTTGATAGCGCTATCATCCACGCTGCAGCGCAATAAAGCCTTGCGCATCATAGCGTTACGAATAACATAATAAGGATTATGCGCAGTAGCGTGCGCGCCGTCACGCTCGCCGGGCCGCGACCCCACCCCCACCCACCCGCTCGAGGGGCCCCCTTTTGGGACTCCGCCCGGGGGTGGTCGTCTGAAACGCGCGAGCCTAAATGCGGATTTCCATTTTTAATTTTTTCAAGCGCTTACGCGTATAAGTACGCGCTTAGATGCGTACCGCTTGCGCCGATACTTGCCCCTTATCGGCCACATCGCTACACTGCGGACACGGGTCGGTAGCTCAACCGGCAGAGCAGCGGTCTCCAAAACCGCAGGTTGGAGGTTCGATGCCTTCCCGGCCCGCCATTACCCCGTTTACGCTTGCGCGATTGCCCCATTCGCGCTATTTTCGGCGCATGACGAAGCCCACACTCTCGGACCTGGTTGGCGGCGAGCTCAACGAGTTCGGCAACATGCCGCCCGAGGAGCACATGCAGAAGTCCCTGGTGAAGCCGGACGCACCGGGCGCGATGACGCTCGGACGCATCAACAACGTATCGAAAGCGCGGATGCGGCACCAGATGGCGCAGCTGCTGGCGCTCGAGATGCCGCAGATCCAGTCGGCTCTCGCAGCGCTGCACCAGGAGAATCCGAAGGTGTATCTCGATCAGATCATGGCGCTCGCCGAGTTCTCGCTGCCGCGATTGAAGTCGGTGGAGATAGATGTGTCGGCGAACGCGGAGTCGGCGCGCACGCTCTCGCTCGCCGACTTGCAGGCCGCGCTCGCCTCGGACGCTGTGGTGAGCGTGCAATGACGCCTCCGCCAATCCGGCCACCGCGGCCATAGCCGCGTCGGCGCACGCACCCACCCATGCTTCGCAAAGCTGATGTCGCGCGCGAGCTGCTCCGGCGCAAGCGCTGCCAGGAGTCGCTGCACTCCTTCGCCCTGAATATCCAGATGCCCACGGTGCCCAACGCGCCGATGTACCCGGATGAAGACCTGCTTGGACCGGCAGAGAACTTCATGGCGCGCCATCACGCCGTGCTCCTCTCCTGCATCCAGCGCACGATGTTGAAGCCAATGGGCCGGGCTATCATCATGCTACCGCCCGGCGCCGCCAAGTCGCTCTACGTCGACTGCGTCGGCGCTACGTGGTACATGGGCAAGTTCCCGGGCTCGCGCATCATGCTCACCGCCTATCAAGGGGATCTCGCCGAGCGGCAGAGCGGACGCGCGCAGTTCATCGTCGAGCAGGAAGACTACCGGCTCATTTTTGGTGATGACTGCAAGCTCGCCAAGAACGCCAAGAAGGACTGGCTGCTCGATAACGAATCGAACATGCTGGCGATGGGCTTGACCGGCGGTTTGACCGGCAACCGCGCGAACGGCTGGATAATTGACGACCCGCTCTCCGGGCGTAAGGAGGCCGACTCCGAGACGCAGCGCCAGGACTGCTACAACGCCTACAAGGATGACCTGCTCACTCGCTCGCTGCCGAATGCGTGGGGAATCGTGGTGCTTACACGCTGGCACGAGGACGACATCGCAGGAAGAATCCTGCCGGAAGACTACGACGGCCGGTCGGGGATTATCCGGTGCAAGGACGGCTTGGATTGGGAAGTGCTCAATATCCCGGCGAAATGCGAGCGCAGCGATGATCCGCTCGGCCGGCGCATCGGTGAGTACATCTGGCCTGAGTACTACCCGCCCGAGCACTGGGCGATGTTCGAACACGCGCAGGGCTCGGAGTCCGCGCGCACCTGGTCGAGCCTCTATCAGCAGCGCCCGACGCCGCAAGGCAGCGACAGGTTCGCGGAATCAATGTTCGATTTCTACAAGCCTGGCACCGAGCCGCCGTATCTCGCCTACGTCGGAGCGGGCGACTACGCGGTGACGGAAGGGCGCAACGACTTCACCGAGCTCGGCATCTTCGGCGTCGATCCGCAGGGCGATTTGTGGGAAGTGGATTGGTGGAGCAAGCAGTGCAACACCGGCGTCTCCTGCGAGCAGACGATCGATATGATGAAGAAGTGGAAGACGACGATGTGGTTCAATGAGGGCGGGGTCATCGACAAGGCGATGGGGCCGCTGTTCAACCTGCGCATGCGCCAGCGCAACCAAGCGCAGGAAAACATCTACTGCGACCGGCGCGCGATCACTTCGATGGCCGACAAACTGGCGAAGTGCGCCTCGTTCCAAGGCCGCGCGGCCTCGGGCGGCGAGAGCATGCTTCGCGGGCCGCAGGGCGAGAAGCTCTGGCACTCTGGCTCCGTGCATTTCAGGGACACCGCCAACAGCCGGCGCATTGTGCAACAGCTCGTGGCGCTGCCCGCAGGACGCTACGACGACGCCGCGGACGTGTGCGGCCTCATCGGCCGGGCGATGGATCAATTTCCGGTCGGCCGGGTGCCCGCGGGCTCCACGCGCACGCCAGGGCCGGTGTTCGGCTCTGTCGAATGGCTCGAGTGGCAGGAGCAGGAAAAGCCGAAGCTGCGCTGGCGTTGATTCGAGCGTTCTATTAGGCTGCGGGGATGAGCCTGCTCCCCAGTATTACGTGGTTCGCGAACCCCGGCGCACTTCAAGGTGTAACGCCGAGCTTGAACGTGGGCTCCGGGGCGCCCGGAGACCTAGAAGCGTTGATCGGGTCGATTTACGTCGATTCGAGCGGCAATAAGCTCTATATCCAGACCGCGGGCGGCTGGAGCCAGATCACCGGCGGCGACGGAACGCCCGTAACGTGGGCCGATATAGAGGGCAGCGTCTCAGGGTCCGCGACTCTTGTCGCGGCGATTGACGCGGGGGCCGCCGAGGCGGTAGTCGAGCACGTCGCGGAGGCCAATCCGCACCCCATCTATTTGACCGAGGCAGAAGCCGATGCACTATATGACGCGATTGGGGCAGCTATTGCGTCGATGGCGGCGCACGAAGCTGCTATCGATCCGCATCCTCAGTACCTCACTGCGGCTGAGGGTAATGCGGCCTATCAGGGGCTGGACGCGACGCTTACCGCCGTGGCTGGTCTCAATTCTTCGGCCGGTCTTGTGGAGCAAACCGGCGCCGACGCCTTCACCAAACGAGCACTCGGCGTCGCAGCGTCTACTAGCGTCCCTACGCGCGCGGACGCGGATGCCAGGTACGATGCGATCGGCGACGCCGCCGCGGCCCAAGCCGCAAGCCAGCCAGTCGACGCCACCCTCACCGCCCTCGCAGGACTTAACGCAACCGCTGGTCTCGTCGAACAGACCGGCCCCGACGCTTTTACCAAACGAGCGCTCGGCGTTGCCAGTGCTACCGACGTTCTCACCCGAGCCGACGGGGACGCACGGTATGACGCCACGGGCGCTGCTGCGGCGGCAGAGGCGGCAAGCGCTCCTCTCGTCCACGCCTCCCGACACAAACTCGGCGGAGCCGACCCCATCCGGCTCGACGAACTTGCGGCGCCGACGGCGGCGGTGAACTTCAGCGGCCAACAGGCGACGTCGTTTCGCGTAGAGAACTTGACCGCCGACCCTGTTTCACCTACCGTGGGGCAAATCTGGCTCCGCACAGACCTTTGAGGTTTTATGGCAATTTACTCGCTCGCGCAGCGCACGACCGTCACAACGATCGCCGCCGCGTCCCACGGTTTCCTGTCCCCGGCCTCCAACGAGGCTGCACTGATGGAGTGGGGCTACTTCAACGGCGCGGCGACCGCGTGCGTGGTCGGTCTTGGCCGCTCGGCGAATACCCCAACGCTCACCGGCGGCGTAGCGTTCCTGGCCGAAGATGAAGGGCGCCCTACCGGGCTTACCCAGGGTGCAGTCGCCTTCGGCACGGCTCCCACGGTGCCGGCTAACTTTTTCCGCCGGTTCTCGTTGGCCGCGCTCGTCGGTGCGGCGATTGTGTACACGTTCCCGCGCGGCATCGTGCTCCCCGCGGGCGGCCAAGCGATAGTTGCGTGGAACATCACCGCGAACAGCGCGGTTGTCGACGTTCACGCGGTGGTAGACGAATAGTGGGCCGCCCGGCGAACATGGATGATCTGCACGGCGACACTGTCGTGTCGTCGCTTGAGATCAAGTGCTATCGCAGCGGCGTCATGTCGGTGGGCGGATCGCTGACCGACTTGAACTATGCGCTCGCGATGCTAGACACGGCGCGGGATATCCTCCTGAGCAGCTACGCGCGCCGAAAGATCACGCACGGCGAAGCCGCCATCGTGCCTGCGCACGACACCGCACTCGTCGGCACGCCGCAGGAGAAACAGTTGCTGGCCGCGCGTCACGAGCTCGCGGACGCGATGTAATGGGCGTTCAGCTGCGGTTCGGCACGGCGGGGGCCACCGGCGGCGGCTGGAGTAGCAGGTCGGGCGCTTTGCAGCCGAGTTTTCTGGATGCGGCGGCTGAACCGAAATGGAGTTACCAGCAGCGCAGTCCGAAGACCCAGAAAGACCGCAACTGCTGGTACTCCCTGTGGTCGTACGGCTGTCGAGTCGGCAACGCGAATGTCAACATGGATGGCGCTACGCAGCGCGGCATGAATTTCCCGGACTTGTACGAGCCCTACAGCTGCGATGGCGAAGGTACGCAGACCACGCGGTTCATTCGCGGGCAGTGTCTGGACGAAGACTCGAATCCGTCGGCCGGCGCTATCGTGCAAGGCTTTCGCACGCTGACCGACGCCTATGTCGGGGAAGTGCAGTCGAATCTCGACGGCACATACAATCTGCCGACCGATACGCCCGCCGGCACCGCGCACTATCTAGTGGCTTACAAGCCCGGTTCGCCTGATATCGCCGGCACCACGGTAAACACGATTCTGCCGACGAACGTAGACGGGTCGTGACCACGATATATCTTCGGGAAGGGCACGCGAGCCCTAACACGATTGTGCTGCGCGCAGTGTCGGTGGCCGCGGTTGTTGCCAGCACACTGATATATCTGCAGCCGGTCGCGCTGCCAACGGCGCTCGTGCTGCGCAACCCGCTTACGTCGCCGGGGCCGCCGCCAGATTTCCCCACGCAGTTTTCCGGCCTGCGCACGTTCTACAATGCTGCGGTGCGCGAGCTATGCCTGGTGGCCGCGGTCGATGCGCCGACCGGCATGGGCGGCGCGCCGCGGATTAATAAGAACGGCACGGTTTATGCAGTGTACCTCGTGGAGACTAGCGATCCGAACGCGAGTAGTGTTAGGCTGCAAACATCAAGCGGCACCAAAGCCGTGAGGTTGAAAACATGACCCACCCACAAAGTCACTTCGCCGGCAAAGTCGTGCTCGTCACAGGCGCCGGAGGCTCCATCGGCTCGGAAATCTGCCGACGGCTCGATTCATTCGGAGTTCAAGAACTGAGAATATGCGGCCACAGCGAACTTCCGCTGTACGAAGTCGACAAGACGCTCCGCGGTAAGCGCGTTATCAAGATTCTCACGTCCTGCGCGGACAGTAAAGCGATGGCCGCAGCCTGCGAAGGCGTCGACATCGTCATTCACGCCGCGGCGCACAAGCACGTCCCCCTGTGCGAGCAGAACCCCATCGAGGCGATCCAGAACAACGTCGGCGGCACGATCGAGCTTGCGCACGCGGCGAGCCGCGCCGGTGTCAAGCAGTTCGTGCTGATCTCGAGCGACAAGGCTGTGAAGCCTTCATCGGTGATGGGCGCCACGAAGCGCGCGTGCGAGCTTTTCGTAAACTTCCTATCTACCCGGTCGTCCACCAAGTTCACGACCGTGCGCTTCGGCAACGTGCTCAATTCCTCTGGCAGCGTTTTGCCGCTGTGGCGCGAGCAGATTGCCCAAGGCAAGCCGATCACGCTCACCGACAAGCGCTGCACGCGCTATTTCATGTCGATCCCGGATGCGGTCGAACTCACGCTCGGCGCGGCAACCCTGCCCAGATCGGGTTTGTACGTACTCGATATGGGTACGCCGCGCAACATGTACGAGATGGCGTGCGAGGTAGTCTACACGCACAAGATGCAGCGTAGCGCGCTCGGGGTTATACCGAACGTAGATAAGCACATCGTCGAGACGGGCTTACGCCCCGGCGAGAAGCTCGAAGAGGAGCTTACCTACGGCGGCGATCTGATGAAGACCGCAATCGCGAAGGTGTTCGCGGTGCATGAAAACGCCTGCGGTCGGCTGCTGCGCTGGGAAGATTTCAGCGACCTGCTGATGGCGGCGAAATGCCGGCACAAGCAGATGGCGCTGGACAAGCTGTGGGAAATAGTTAGGTGAGCCCCCTCATCACGATGATCGTGCCGTACTACCGCCAGCCGAGAATGCTGGCAAAGCAGTTGTACAACTGGTGCCGGCTAACGACGTTGTGCAGGAGCAGATGCCGGGCGATATCCGGCCCCATTTTTCGCTTTATCGTATCGACAAAGACGTGCCCTGGAACCGGGGTATGGCCCGCAATCTCGGTACGAAGATGGCGGACACGCCCTACGTACTGCACGTCGACACGGACCACATGTTGACCGCGCAGAACGCCGCCAATTTGCTGACGACGGTGCGCTCGTTCCGCGGTGCGGTGCCGAAATGGTTCCGCTTCGCGCGCCGCCGCATCGGCGCGGCTGACGAAACGCGCAAGAAAGATGGCGTCGC